GCCTGTCCGAACTGCAGCTGGTCACAGTCGATAGTCTTGGCTCCCGGCATCGGCAGCTTGGTGCAGCAGCCGTCTTTGGGAACATGACTCGGAGGAACGCGTACGCCGGGAAGTGCCATGGTTATCGTTCCGGCCGATTCGGGATCTTATCCATCTTGCCTTTCTTCTCGTAGCTACGGGCAAGTGGATACGGTCTATCAGTAGGCTCGCCAGAACCGCGCTGAGAGACAGTAAGGTCCCCCGTAGTCTCATGTTCTTTGATATCTACGGTGCTTCTGGCAGTCTTGAGCTGTTTTGATTCCGGCGCCGGCTTATCCGCATTCATAGTTGGGATATGCGTGCTGTTCGTAGTGAATACGGGGCCCACGGCTTCGTCGATCACGCCGTTCGCAGGAGTTTTGCCGCTGAATTTACCCTTGTTAGGGAACTTCGCGGGGTCGTTGATCGTATTTACTGGGCCATCCGCATGGGGGACAACGCCCTTGGCTTCGATTTTTCCTTTCCGGTACATCATTTCAGCTTCCCTCGTAGGGAGAATGTGACAAGACCATGGTTTAACATATTACAGGCCCGGGTTGCCGTCTGCAAGTGACTAGTTATGCCTGAACGTTGTTCATAGGGGTGACTTGCGGGGCTACTGGGATACCTTGAACGCCGCCAGCGCCAGCGGGCGCAGCGCCGGAAGGCGCCGGGACATTCGAACCCGACGGATTGAACCCCGCACCCCCGCCTGGGGGCGGCGGAGGCATTCCGAGCAACGCTTGTTCAGCCCCGGGCGGTAGGCCGCCCCGTAACTGGACCTGAACCTTGGGCGGCGGAGGCGGAGGGGGCGGCGGAGGGGGCGGCGGAGGGGGCGGCGGCCCGAAAACGTTACCGTTAGCGCCCGGAACAACCCCTGGGGGCAATCCGGGAGGTGGCGCAGTCGGGTTATCTCCCGGCTGTTTGACCTTGATCTCGATACCAGTGTTGTCCGCGACCACTTGCAGTAGTCTGGCGGTCTCGTCTGGCCCAATAAGTGGTTGATAAGACGGGTTATTGACCAACTGAAGGAACTGTAACTGCTTCGTAAGGTCTTGTTCCTGCTTCGCAGCCTGCCGAACACCGTCAACGACGATATTTTCATCGCCTCGTAACATACCAGTGCTGTCCGTAAGCATAATAAAGTCGTAAAGCATATGCAGCAGTGGATTGAAAACGTCTGTATCGATGTTATCCGCCACGTTCTGTAGCGTTTTGTTCGCATTGTTGATCAACATCGATAGCCCGGAGGCCGTACGGCCGGCTCCCGAACCAGCGCCCCCGCCAGTCAGGTACCTTGGGATAGTCGAAACGTCATCTAGCATGACCGAAAACTTGTCAACGATGCTCATCAGCTCTTGAGCATTACTTTGGGGCTGAAAAAACGTGACCGGAGTTCGGTTCCCGTTGGTCGGATCTCCTATATACTTCCATCGTTTCCAGGGGTAGAGCATGTCATCCTGGTTCGGGGAGATCAATTCCTCGTCATAGACTACCTGCGGACCCGAACTGATAGCGATGTTGTTTACCAAAGCGCGCAGAGTCGCATTAATCACTTCTGTAAGATCGTTCGCGAGAGCCGGGATGCCGTTGCCATAAAGCGTCCCCGGCTGCTTATCAAATGAAGTAACATAGTAAGGTACTCGAAGACGGGGGGACGGGTTAAGCATCACCTTAAAAATGCGTTTATCCACCATCCAAGCCGTGATGAAATATGGCTTGTACGGATCCTCAGCTCCCGGGACGCCGTATTCAATGAGATATCTGCCCAAGACGAACCCGTGGAACTCGATAGCATTGATGTAGGTGTCGTCGAGAACGTTGTTGCGACCCTCCATCTGAGCACGCTCATAGTCAAAGATCTGGATCCACTCTTTGAACCCGCGGCCTTCGTACGCCTGAATAATGGCCCTAATATCATCTTCGCGATACCCGGGTAATCCAATCAGATTATAGAGATCAGTCACGCTCAAACGCTGACGCTCGAACACTTCGGTGTTCTTGATGCTAGTCGCGCCGGGAGAGAACCAAATATCCCACGGGGATACGCGTTCCCAGAAGAAACTAGCACGCTCCTCGGCATGCAGTTTGCGCTTACGATCCCATTTCAGATGCGTGGTTTTGCGCGTCACCGGGCCTTTGAGGACCGCGTATTTATAGACCGGCAAGTCCGATAGGAACTCCGACAGCGCATGATAAAAATCGCCCTCTTCTAGAATTTTATCAACCTTCAGTTGCGCCTCTTTTGCTTCGGTCTGTGCTTTACGCCGTTCAGCCAGCTTCACAGCCTCATATAATTCCTCGATACGGTCTTCGATCTGTTGCTGCGGTATCTTGATTTGCTGTTGGTTCGCATGCAGCACTTCTTGCACCACGATGGTGGCTATGTGCTGATCAACTTCGTCTGGCGTCATGGGATCAGCGGTCGGTTCCAGGGTCCAGGGGCGGTCGGAATTCATGTATACGTTACGCAGTAGCGCAGTTGCGCCGCGGCATTTCATTGCCATCAAGCGCGAGTAAACAGCCGACCCGCCAACAGCTTCGATGGCCTGCAGTTCTCCCGGGGAGTACTGGCCGTTGTAAGCTCGCATGTCGCGGATAAGTTCGTCGTCAACAGCGATGACCCGGCGATGTCGGACTGCTTTCTCAAACCGTTGGCGAATATAATTAGCAAGATCTGTCGCTACTTCGGATGAGATTCCGGAGAGATCCTCGGAGCGCTTCTGCGCAGCATCAAGCTCATCGTTACCGACCACGCGTAGCAAGCCGCGGCCTTGATGTTTCATCGGTTCAGTAGTTGTGCGGGCTTTCTTCTTAGAACGGTCAGCCGCAGCACCGTCAAATACGCCGGGCACGGGTGATGCTGCGCGGGCTGAGGTCCCTAGATTAGCGCCCTGCCCCGCTGGCCCAGCAAACCCTATTGCTGTAGGCTGCGGCTTCTTCGTATTCGTATCCTGAACCGAAGGCGATACAGAAGTCGGGATCGCGCCCATGAGTTATTTCTTACCCATAATAGAATGGGCCATGCGTGACATATGGCTGCGGGCACCGGCATGATGAAAGTGCTTCGCGTTCTCTGCGAACTGCGCGCGTTTCGCGAACACACCACCCTTGGCCTTCTCTTTGGCGATGTCAGATTGGGTGATGGGAGCGTCGGGTGCTTTCCCGAGATCGCGATGCATCTGTCCCTTTTTTATTGGGCCTATCGGTTTACCCGCCATAAGCGTAGTCCTCTACAGATTATGTTAAGGCGCTATGGTACGGCGTTTATGCAGTCAAGTCCAGGCTTTCCAATTGGGCTTGGGGGCCTTCGTGGGATTGTTTCTTACACGAGTCAACTTAGCGAGAACCGTCCCACTATGCCCTAGGGTTGCATATTGGTGCGCATCCGCAAGATCGGAGAAAGGATGGTTCTTCTCGGGTACAGGTTTAAGCGTCCCGTCTTTCATTTTGGCGTAACGGTAACGTGACTGAAATCCACGAATTAGCTGTGTACACTGAGGACTGATAAGCATCGCTGCCCCACCGTCGCGCTGTTGAAGAAGCCACTTTTCGACAGCTCTGAGACGCGGATCTATAAGGTTGGTCTGTGCGGGCTGGGCAGAGAAACCAAGCCGCGCGAGAGCTTTGAACACAGATTCCTCACCAATTTGGCCGCGGGCGACTCCTGAAGGGTCCCCAACAATGCCAACTGGGAGTCTGGCGTACTTAGCACCCGACAGGAGCGGTCGAAGTAACGTTATACAAAACTGCTCAACCCCCATGCCATCCGCATACAGTTCATCAAGGATCGCTAACCGTCCCCGGGGGTCCATCTGGGTCACTATCGCCGCGGGGTTGCGACCAAAATCCATACCTACAATCACCATTGTCCCTGGTATTGGCATCAGGGTAGACTTGGCTACGTGAAATTCTGTCTTGAAGGAATTCCGGTACACAGCTTCTCCTGACAGAGAAGGCGAGATTCGGTTGTCGATGTACTGCTCCACCCACTCGGGCGAGTTGCTTTCTATGAGATCCTCGTAGTAACCGGGAACTAGGTGCTCCCGGTTCTCCGCGCCCGGGTCCCGTGCGCCCGGTTGGACCCAATAGCCCCAAGTCTTTGGTAGCTCTTTGCCCATCAAGTCCTTTTCTTCGAGGATCTTGTTCCAGGGTGAGTCTTCGGAAAATGAATTGGTTTCCGCGATGACCCCGTACCAAGACGGCCCGCCGTTCATCATCGATGGAAACCGTCCGCACCGAGATAGCACGTCCAAGAGAATCTGCGGCGGAAGCTCCCGAAGCTCCGACAACCATCCAGCGGTTAAGTCGAGCGAAAGCAAACGCTGGACGTTCTCGGGAGTGTCGAGCGGGAGCATTATCCATTCCGACTCCACGTCGTTAATTTTGATCCAGAAGGTCTTATGTTGAGCCTCATAGGTGGCAATACCCCGAAGCAACTCGGCAATAGTCTTTGCGGAAGTAGTCTGAAGTTGCGGTAGCGTATTGCGGACAATGCAGAACCGGGTACGTCGGATGCCGTCTCTAGGATCCGGAGCTTGCTCCATGGCCCGACGCAATAGCTCCATGACCATGCCAGACGACTTGCCCGATCCCACCGGGCCGCGGATGACTCGCACGCGTTGATCGGAACGCATGAACTTTGAGATTGTGGGAGGGGCTTCGTAGACAAGATCTGTCATGCCTTCTTTTTCCGGCGCCCGTGCGCCTTCGTGGGATTCCAGCCGCCGCGAGCAGCTTGAAGCGCCGCAGCACCTGACCCTTCTGCGCTCCCTTGCTGACCAAGCGCCGCAATGCGGGCGGCAACTTCGTCAAGTGTGGATTGATTTGCCGCAGAAAGCTCGCCGCTGCGGCCGGCTGCAGGAAGAGGGGAGTTCATCACCTCCGCATTTGACACGATCTGTTTTTCGACGTAGTCGATTAGTTCGTCGCTTGCCGCGGTCATCTGCATCGCAGCCAACATGGCCTCCAATTCGCCTTTCATTTCGGACGCACGTATAACTGAACCTACTGTCTGCAGAACCTGTGCGGCAGCCTGCGGATGTTCGAACTCTTTCAATAGCAACTCAGCAGCGGCGCGAACTTCCGGTTTAAGGTTCTCTGAGGCTGCGCGGGCATTAGTCAGACCAATAATCGTGTTCTTGAGATTGCTCTCTAGTTTGGTAATAACGCTATGCAAAGCATGGACTGTGATGGTCATGATAGGTCCTTAGTTGGGGGTGAAAGAAAGTCGTTCAAATCCAAATCAGCCAGTTGCCGCTCGACGCCGGCTGCAACTAGTTTGCGGTGGTTAGTGCGCAGATTATCCAAGCGGTCGGCTAGATCCGCGTTAGCAGCCTGCAGCTCGTCGTTCTGCTTAAGCAGCTCTTTGATACGCCGATCCTGGTTCTTGGCGATCTGCCGCAGCGACTCTACGTGCGTGCCGGCGTCAAGCACAGTTTTCTTCGTACTGAACATGATATCGACGCCCGCGAGCGTGAAAGCATACCATTTGCCATCTATAATCTCCGGCGCGGGCTCAGCGGGCGTCGATGATTGTTCCTGGTCTACCATTGTTCGTCTCCGTTGCAATTACTACGGGCGCTTTGTCGCCACCAATATTTATTGTAATGGAGTGCTTTTCCCCATTACCAGTCGCGTCGCGCGGCACATTAGCTACGGTCGAGACTTTAGTCAATTGTTCAAACGCGTTCAGCTTGGCCGCCACGGGCATATTCGGGTTTGCAATTATGCCGTAGATAGGTACCAGCGAGTCTTCCAACAGCAACGCAGCTTTGAGCCGCACGCGCTGCGCAGTATTCATTTCGGACTTCCATACGCGGTCCATTTCACGATACATATTAGCCCAAGCGGGGCTAGCAGCCTTCGCAGTAAGCTCCGCCATAGTGATGCCATAATTTGCAAGCACGTCCGCCTTGGGCTTTAAGTTCAGCACAAGATCTGTGATCAAACGTGCATCGTGATCAGTGATGCCGGCTAGGATACCGGCTTCGGCCACCGGGGCCAGCACAGGTGGAAAAAACGACGGATCAACCTGCATGTTCATATGCCGCCAGCTGCCTTATGAGCAAATTTGACGGTATCAAGTGTGCCGTTTTCGACTGCATTTTTTACTAGCGTTACGCACTCCGTATCATCACCACACTCATCAGTGTCAATAATTATATGTTTGCCGTTATTCGCGATCACGATAAAGCTGATCAGTTCGCCGTCGATTACTATCGCAACAACCGCAGCCGTACCAATCGGTTTAGTAACCGGAACTGTGGCACACCCAACAAGCGCCAATACAGTGAGCAAAAAAATCTTTTTCACGGATTTTCACTTTTCTCCAGAGCGATATCCATCAGCTCTTTGCATGCTGCCTTCCACTGTTCGATTGATGCCCCATACGGCACCGAACGCTCGTCATTGTACACGTTTCGTAATACGTAACAGTTTTCCCCCAAACGCATGAAATTCATACTATCTGCGACCATTCGCACCAACTCAGGATCATCTGGCAGCCGTAATACGTCGCCACCGAGAAACCCTGTTGTCTTCACAAGTCCACGCGGCCCTTTGTTCGTGTGGCCGTTCATATCAAACGTTGGGTGACTGCGACCTTCAAGAAGGCGCATGGGTCCGCCGACCGCCGATCTTGATAGTGATCGCTACGGCGTGCCAAAAAGGGTGAGCGCAGGGCAGTTGAATACATATGCACGGCGTATACCCCAATTTTGGCCGCAGCTCGTGGACTTCTACACATTTGAATATGTCAAAGCACGGAAGACCGGTAATAGGGTCAGCACTGATACCAGCGCCGCGCAGTACGTGAAATAGCCCGAGAACTCGCTTCATAGGTTCGCCGCTCTCGAAGTGCGTTGCGGAGTAGCCTTTCATTCTGAGGTCCCCTTGATAGTCTGCGCCTCAACCATAGCTTTCGGTCCTTCCCGCAAAATATACTCGCGACACGCAACCCGTATCAGCTCCGAATATGTCGTGTTCTTCAAAGCTGCCAACTTCTTAAGGCCGGCCAGCCAATCGGCTGCCATGTACAAATTGATCCTTTCGCGCTGTCCGACGTTAGTTCGTGTCATACGTATATAATACTCTTCTGCGTTTAGAAATCAACCCGCTCCGAATCTTAGCCCGGCAACCAGATTTATAGCCTTTAACCAGTCATCGACCGAAGCAAACATGTGAACGTGCGTGCGCCAGTTAGTTTTGCTGTGTTTCAAAATCCAAAAATTGATGCTGAACTGCGCAGTGCAACCCGCCATTATCAATGCGGCTCGAATGCCTTCATGCAGCTCCTCCGCTGGCCGGCCGGCGGAGGCAGGAGTGGGAGGCAGCACCTCGCTCACCGTCTGTTGAGTCTCCAAATGGCTCCAATCAATGTCGCGCGCGTTGAGCGCGATTAGCTTTTCTATACCCACGGTTGAAAACCTCTATGTGCATTGTAGATCAGCGCCGCCTGTAACATGATCCACTAAGCGTGGGGGGCGGTCGTCAGCTTAGATCGCTTCATCAGTTCGTCCGCAATCTTGGCGAGTGTGGTTTCCCATCGAGCGTACTGTGTGTGTTCCCAGACCGGACACGCATGCAGCAGCATAGCTTTGGGCCAGATATAATATACGTTGTTCGTAGAGTCCCAGACATATTCCAGCCCAAGCAGCATCAATGTGGCCCTGACATCCTCTGAGATCTCAAGCGGGCGGAGGCGTAGCGGGCTGGGCGAACATAGGGTCATGGGTCCTCTACCTCGATCGGCAGTGATGCGAGGTGTGTCGTCTGGGCCGGCGCATCGACCCTGTTGGCTATAAAAGCGTCTAGAAGTGCCGCGGTCTCTTTGCGACTTAAAGGCTTGATCTCGGGCATCTGCGCCAGTAACTTCGCTCTAAAGTCGGCAATGAACGTAAGTATTTCGGTCCATTTCGCTTCGTCGGCATTTCCTGGCACCGCGAAGCAGTCAGTCATCTTGGTGTGGGTATTCGTAGCCCACAACAAGAATCTGTCCGCACGAGTCTGATACTGATGCTTTACACCCATTATATCCATTTTCATGGTGGCTGATGGCGGCACGGGCGGAGCGGGCTTAGACGGGTCTTTAGGATATGGTACTAACCCAGCATATGGGGTGAATTCCATTCGCACTAAATCCGGATCTAGAACGACCATCATCAGTTCCTTGCTGTGCGTAACTACACACTGCGTTGAGTATAATGTACGTACACGCAGTGTCAAGTACAAAATACGCCGGCCATGCATTAATCTCCTCTATTGTTGTCTCGCCGCTTTCTCCGCATCAGCTGAACTATCGCCGTCATCGGCGGACCGCAAATGGACGTAGTACACCACGAGCCCGACGAGGGGGACCACCACGAGAGAAGTCATCGTGATAACGAACGCGTTGAGCTTGTCCATGTGCTCGAACACCATATGGATCACATACTGCGTCTGCATCGCAGCCCATATTACCAAGCCGCGGCGGATGCCTTTGTGTTCATCCATCAGCGACAATAGAAATCCGAACGGCGATTTGAAAAATCCGGCTATCCAACTAAGAAATATATGCATAGCTCACCCCACAGGAATAGTCGCAGTTGTATTCGCCGCATTGTACGCGTTGATAGTCGCAGTATTGCTAGCCAGACCGGCCTGTATCGTCGCCAACGCACTCTGCTGGGCCGCCAATGTCGCCTGCGCCGTAGCTAGCGAAGAAGCAACATCCAGCGCTTGTATGCTGGCAATATTCGCCTGCGTCGCCGCGATCTGTGTATTGAGCTGGTTAATCTCGTTGTTACATAGATCTACAATATACGAAGCCGCTTGGGCCTGTGCTAAAGTTGGGGCTGACATATTACTTTCTCCGAATTATGACGTAACCAGTGAGGAAAAAAGACCACAAGGCAAGAGCCGCGATTTCGTGTTGTTGATCCTGTATAGCTTTAGTCAATACGGCCGTCATTTGCATGTATCGCACGGTATGGACTTGACCGTCTTCTTCGAGAGTGACCAGTCGCGGATCTACGGCCTGGACTTCTTCCGCAACAAAACCAACCTGTTCGCCAGCATTGGTCAAATCCACGTTGCCATCTTCGTTCATGAAGTAACTAACCGGGTTCAGCGCCATGACTTCATCCAGCCCCGACTTAAACGCCAAGGGCTTGATGTCGTGCTTGAATCGGCGGGCTGAGACCAAGCAGGTGCTCGACGGATCGTAGGTCAACGTGGACGAAGACCAGCATACGCTACCAGTCTGCGCAGCGGTGCTGGATGTCAGTGACGCCATGGCAATTGTGGTAGCGTTAGGAACGGTAAAAGTCGTCCCGTTGAACGTATCGACAGTGGAGCTAACGCTGAACGCATCTGTGTTGTTACTAAGGCACCAAGCAATGGTGCCGGTAGCCGTTAAATGAAAGCGAGCAGCAG